TCCGCGAAACATTGAAAAGCAGCGCGGGGACCGTCACGGTCATGCACCTCATCGAGCCAGCCTTGAAGCCGCTCGGTGTTGCCTTCAATGAAGATAGCCAGGGCTTCACGCGCATTTGCGGTCGCCTTGCCTACAGCGCCCTTTGGCCTGCCACGAGGAACGCGGTCGCCCTCTTTAGCTTCTGCCTTGGACTTGAACGTCGTCTGATTCTTGCCGCCCATGTTACTTGCCCTTGGGTTTGGATTCGGATTCTAGGTCGTCCATCGCCTTGGACAATTTATTGCGGCGCGTATCGGCCTTGTTAAATTCCTTGGCAACTTCCATTGGAACGCCGGTCTTTTTTGCAAACTCTGGGCTATGGGCCGCAGCAGCCATTAGGCGCGCTTGTTTTTGTGAATGGCTTGGCATGGTGGCCCTTTCTGATGATTTTGCAAGAATAAGGCTTGGCATCGTTTATGTCAACAAAAGCGGGGCCGGACGGAGATCAACTCGACGCCCGACCCCTAGTTGAGGAGACCACCACACAGGTGCGTATATATATATTTATTACGGAAAAGCAAGAACCTTTTTTTGCGTCCCATTTATACGGGTGACCTATGTACATACACGACCCCCCCCCACCGGGTTCGATGCCGGGTAGGGGTGTTACGTTATAACATAACAGGACCATGCCTCACGGTCACGCGCCACTGCCTTGCGCCTCATGCCATGCCTGCACAGCCTGGACCACGCTCGCGCCCGTCACGCGCCACGCTAGAGCCTTGGCGATAGGGGCAACCGGGTAGTGCATGATACAGCGCGGCCCCCATGTTTTATGGGCGCATGGGTATGCTGGGGGGTGAGCGGCTTAGGTCTATTGTGTGTCTAAGGTTTTCCTGTATGTCTATAAATGTGCAATGGTGCACCATAGGGAACCTATATAATGGAAATACAAACCGGACACGCCATGCCTCCTATCGGGGTAGGCCGCAGACAGAACCCTGAAACTAAAGCCTTGCTATCGCTAAAGGAGGGCGAAAGCTTATTGTTGCCCATGAGAAAGCCTAATAGCCGAGGAGGCTGGGCGCACCTAAACAAGATAGCCAATAGCCGAGGGCTTAAAATGATACAGAGGCGAGAAGGGGACTTTATACGTTTCTGGACCACCCCGGCATAATCCCCCAGCCCCAGCGTAAAACCTGGGGCTTTTTCATGCCTGAAACAGGCAGCCCAAACCGGACATACATAGGTATAAATACCCTATGTATGTGTCCGTCTTTTAGGGAAATTCGTACAAACTCACCCACATAGCGGACTTTAACACCCACTTTCACCCACATAGCTATCTTGTGGTTGATCACTATCGTACATTCTATTGGCGCGTGTATGGCGTAATCATAATGTTTTTTGCGGCCGTTTTTATGGGCGTGGCGCTACCAACATGCGGTAACTGGCTACCATAATTTGCCATTATAAAAATGACGCCCGTCATAAATTTATTTACCGATCACAAAATTTTATTGTTGTTGACAACAACGCAAGCACCATACATAAAGGCCTCAACAACAACGCAAGCGAGGCACGCAATGAATTACATATTTGATAAAGCCGGGTCGAAATGGACTGTTCGTCGTACTTGTGTCGATACGCCAGGAAGGGCTTATTATTTCCAACGCGGATTAGAAGGGCCAGACGACGTTTTGCCGGGCATTATAGGCTTCTATGCCGAAAGTATCGACGACGCCAAACACAAGCTTAACGCCTAGCTTCTAACCGGAGGCCTCTAACAAGGGCCTCCCCATTAGACCCTAGACCAAACGCAAAAGGAAAACACTATGACTATTACCGCCACAATCACCGCCGAACTATATGCCCGCGCCATCACTTGCGCCTCTACAGACGCGACCCGCCCCTATATCGCTGGCGTTCGCGTCGAACCGCATAAGGATGGCGGAACCATCCTAATCGCTACGGACGGCCATTGCGCCGTTGTTATACGCGACTTCAAAGGCTTTGCCAGCGAGGCTTTCACGCTAGCCTTGCCCAAGTCATTGCTCAAAGAATGCAAGCCATCCAGACTTGATAAAGAACCTACCATTTGGATTGAGGACGGCGCGGCAAAGATTACAGGCCTAATGACACGTGATTGGCTTGTAGATATGGCGTTCCCCGATTGGCGTCGCATTGTGCCACAAACAACGCCCGATATGGGCTGTATGGCTAGCTTTGATAATCGCGTCTTGTCGCGTTTAGCAGGTGCCTTGACGGGCGATAAGGTCCAAACGCTAGTACTCAAAGGCACAAGCGATACAGACCCTCATATCGTGTTTGGAACGCTTAGCGACGCCTTTGGCGTTGCCATGCCGATCCGCGTCACTAATAGCATTCCCAATAACGACTTTGCACTTCCCGCTTGGTTCTAGCTTCTATAGGACGCTAGGGATTTATTCCCTAGTTTCCCATTAGACCCTAGAAAACCCTTGCATCAACGCAAGCCACATGCATAATCACAACGCAACCACAAACACGGGATACACACCATGGTCACTATCGAAAAAGTCCAAGAGCGTTACGGATTCGATTATTACGTTTATCAGGGCGTCAAGCTTGTGCGCGTTTGCCCGTCCTATGAAATGGCGCGCACCATTGCCGCCACCCTGATCAATCAATAACCACAAACACACGGGACACAATCACATGACCACATACAATGGCCACCCCTCTTGGAACCAATGGAATGTATCGCTTTGGATTAACAATGATGAGGGCCTATACCGTTTAGCTTTATCGCTTGTTAAGCAACATGGTTACGGCTACGCCGCCGTTAAAATTACAAATTTATTACGGAACGAAAAAACACCGGACGGCGCAATCTATAATCTTACGTCGGTCCGCAACGCTCTCAAGGATATTGCAGCATGACCCCCGCAACCATCAAAGACGCTATCCTATTCACGTTTTGGACCGCCGTTTGGGCCGTCATCCTTATAGCCCCTTGGCTCCTGTTCTAACCATCAACCCGAAAGGCAACCACAATGAACACGCAATGCGCCATAAACCTTGCCCGTAAGCATGTATTCGCCAATCAAGCGCAAGATGAATCTAGCGCGTACCTATGCCTCGCCGACGCTATCGCGCAATCAAACGCGGGCGATCTTGCCAATGCCAAGGCGCGGGCAATCAAAAGCTTAGCCTATTCCGTCGGGGTATTTCATTCTGATTACAAGAGGGCGAGCGCATGAACCGCGACGCAATTCTCGACCACGCCAAGCTCTTAATCAACGGACCCCGCGCCAATGATTACGGCGACGCTGAATTGAATTTTACGCACATTGCCCAAGGCTGGCAAATCATCCTAGGCAGTCAAGCCCACATAAGCGCGGCCCAGGTCGCCTTATGCCTCGATTGGCTTAAGACGTGCCGCCTAGTCAAGACCCCGGAGCATCTGGATAGCTACGCTGACAAGCTTGGCTATACCGCCTTGGCCGCCGAAATCGCAACAAAAGGACAGAACAATGAGCTTTGATACATACCCAGACGCTCAGCCACTAACCCCCGAGGAATATCACGAATTACAGATTGATAACGATTGGGCGCATCTCATAATTGAGATTGACGGTAAGTTTTACAATGATGAAAACATTTACCATTGTGCCGAGTGTGACGCGCCATTTGCCGAAAAGGCAAGCCTAGACGACGACGGCCATTGCCAGCTTTGCGCCGACGATCTAGCGGCCGAGGCCAAACACCAACGCCAAGAGAGGCCATGGTAATGCATAAACCTAAAATCATTCCTATTTGCTCGCCATGCCCAAAGCCTATGCCATTTGTCCAAGGCTTGCTTATAGCGGCCCAGATCGGAGTAGGCCTAGGCATTGGAGGCGGTCTAGCCCTGTCGATGGTATGGCTATTTATCGAGGGTTGGCGCTATGCATGACAAGCCGCCACGTGATTATAAACAGACCGCAAACCGCAAGCGCGGGAACGATCACGCCCACGCCAAATTGACCGAGGACCAGGTTAAACATATCCGGGCCTCATATGTACCAGATAGCCATAGCAAGGGCTTCAGCGCGTTCGCCAGGCGCTATGGCGTCGATCAAAAAACAATCAGACAAGCCTATCTAGGCGAAACATGGAGCCACGTTAAATGACCGACGATGTGAAGGAAGAAATACAAGAAATCGTTACGGAACTAGAGGAAATGATCGAGGGCTATGAACGCCAGGTTTACGCCTTGGCTATGGAGGGCTTGATTATGACGGCCCTTAATGACGCCAAGATCGGGCTACTTATGCAAGCCTTGGCAACCATCCAAGAAATAACAGACGATACCGACATCCACGATATTGCGGTTAGTGCAATTAACGCAGTTAAAACCGTTCAATATGAGCCGCCAACTAAGGAGAATATCAATTGATCGAGACCCCGAACATGCCAAGCGAGACCCATCAAAGCATGCTGAGGCGCGGCGCTAGCAATGGCCTTGGGCTTCAGGCTTATGAGGTCGCATACAAATCTAGGGACAAAACTAAATTAGTTCTGTCTTGGATTGCCGCATTAACATCAATATCTTTTGCGGTTGCGTTGCTATGGTCAAACTAGTATGCAAATGCGGGGCCAAATTACCACCCGGCCACCCAACAAAGACAGACAATCGCGGCCAGCCTTACCATTGCGCCGCCTGCAAACCGAGGAACCAATGAACAATCTTGAAAATATAATTCTTTATTTTTGCGCTTTTGCAAATGGCATCGGCGTAGGCATTTTAATCGGACGGTGGAAAAAATGACACGCGAAGAACAAGCCAAGCAGGACCTATATCGCGAAACCCGCCGCCTATGGGCTATCGCCACGGGCAAGCCATACCTAGAGGATGGAGGCGTAAGAGGCGGGCGATCAGGCGATGCAGCGCCGCGACAAGCGGCCACGAACAAGGAAGGGAGCAATTTCTAATGATAAACGAAAACGTATCGTTCCGGACCGTTGAATATATGCATCGGCTAATTGCGGAATTAGATGAAGTAAACACACAATTAAGATTAGAGGCCGAATCTATTGCCGCAGACGAACGAGCCAAGATCGTGGCTTGGTTGCGGCGATGCACGCCTTGGCCAGACGCAAAAGGCGACTGCTTGCGGAAGCCTTTTGATCACCGTTGTCAGTTTACTTGCGCTAACCGTATCGAAGCAGGGGAGCATCTGAAATGAGCCATCCCGAAGATATAGATTGGAATACGCGCCGAGTTTGTAAGGTTTGCGGCGCTGGTTTTTACACTAGCCGCAATGGCGGACTAATGTCCTTTTTTCAGTGCACCTTGAGTTCAAGTTTTCTACACCGAGATCACGTTGAGTTGTCTGATGATGATAAAATAAAAATTCGTCATCAGGCCAATATGGAATTTGTGCCGTCCGGCATAAAAGAGATAATTGAAACCCAATTCTCAAAATCAATCCAAGCAGGGGAGCATCTGAAATGACAGAACCAGGCACACCGGAACATTTTGCGGCCATAGGTGCCAAAGGCGGCGCTACCAAGGGCGCAACGAAAAGCCGGGGCGATAGCGCATATTATGCCGCCTTGGTCGCTAAGCGTAAAAACAAGCGCGGCGGCAATAGCAAGCCATTGGAGATGGTATGACAGACGATTTCTGGACGCAAGAACGCACCGACCAAATGGTCAGGTTGTACCAAGAGGGCCACAGCGCCCTTGAAATATCCAAACTTATCGGTGCACCCACCCGCAACATGATTTGCGGCAAACTTCACCGCCTAAAAAAGCAAGGCGCTATCAATACAATAGACAGGGTTTATAAGCCCGCCTTTGTGAAACCAAAGGTTAAGTTGTGGAAAGCACCAAAGGCCCAAGCTATCAAGCCCAAGCCTATCTCTAAACAGGAGGTTGTTGCATTGTTTGTTAGTTCAGAACCACGCGGCCAGCACTCGGCCACCTTAATAAGGATCAGACCAAATGGCTGTAGATATATTGCGGATAGCCTTCCCTCTGGTGATATGGATCAGGCCATCATGTGCGGTGACACAAAAAGCGAAGGGTCGGCTTATTGCGCTCACCACAAAAAACTTTGCGTAAGCGACCTGACCCCGGCTGATTACAAGCGTAAAAACCTATCGCTTAACCGGGGCGTTATGTGGAAAGTCAACCAAGGCAGGGCCACGAAGGCGGGTTAATCAACCCGCCCCCATACTCCTACTCCAAAGCTACGAATCATTCCGGCCCGGTGCAACTTATCGAGGGAGCGTTTAATCCCTTTATAGGTTGCCTGGTCGGTTTCGTTTGACCCCTTGCCAGCCTCGTCCCGAATATCTTTTTCCGTAACCTGGCGCTTGTCAGGCATCATTTTAAGAATCATCGAATCATATTTGCTGGCCTTGAACGACTTAGGCCCGCCGCCAGCTTCATCATGCGCCGCGACCAATGACGAAATTTCGTCCCCGTCACTATCCTGTCCTAGGACAAGCCTTGTCATATTGAAAAACAGGTCGTCTACCTTGTCGCCGTCCTTCATCTTATGGACGCCCACCTTGGCCCGCGACGCCTCTGGATCGGGCTTGAACACGCCTAAGATAAAGTCCAGGTTGGCCGTGATAGCAGATGAACCACGAGGGCGTTCTGCCGCGCTATGGCCTGTATGGTGGATAACTATCACCGTGCAATTAAAAGCCGCTCGGATCTCGCTATTGATCATTCTGAGATACGTCCCAATATCACTAGATGAGTTCTCATCTCCGCTGAATGTCTGGGACAAGGTGTCAATGATCACCACGCTAGGCGGCTGAGGGAACTTGCCAATAGCCGCTTTCAGATGCGCCATTTCCTCCTGAGCCGTCAAAAGAAAGGGCGTGATGCAAATATGCAGGTTGTTTGTCTCGACTAACCCAAACTGATTGCGCCAAGCTTTCAAACGGCGGCTAATACCTGCCCCGCCTTCCGCAGCGATATAGGCAACCGGGCCTTGCTTGGTCCTAAGACCTGCCCAGTCCATGCCGTGCGCGATATGCAGGGCCATATCAATCGCAATAAAGGATTTATATGTCCCTGACGCACCAAAGATCATCCCCATGCTATCCTCGGGCACAAGGCCTTTAACTAGCCAGCGGACATTCTTTGTCATCTCCTCTAACTGTTCTTCAGATACGAATACGTCGCCCTGCAATGCTTCCTGACGGGCAGGAGCGTATTTTTCGGCTGACGATACCATCCGCGATAACTCGGAGCCGTAGCGGGCTTCCCAACGGGCAAATTCTTCGCCTGTTGATTCGGGTTGAATAGCCAACATGAGGGAGCGAAGGTTATTCACCACCGCACCAGGTGCCATGCCTGCCGCAACCATTGCCGCCGAAAGCTTCATGAGCGGGTCGTGGTAGGATCGTTCTTCAAGGTTTGGATTGATCAGGCTTTTGTAGAGGTCAACTGCTGTGCCTGTTGAATTGTTTAGGTTTTGTGTTTTTGTGGGGGCAGTGTTTATGTTTTGGCGGATTTCCTCTAGGTCAAGCCCAAACGTGGCGACCGCATCCGCTAGGTTATATGTGGCGTTTGTTTTGTAATAGATAATTTTGGTTTGAAATGATCCGCTATCGCGCTGTTTGGTGTTGTAGCCCACGGGCAATCGACCGTAGCGCACTACGTTATTACCGCTAGAGTCGGCATTGATAAGCTTGCTAGCGGCCATAGCCTGCAAAACCGCATCTAGCAGCGGCCTATTGGCGGTGTCTGGATCGTCGCGATCTAGAAATATCCCAATCTGATAATTTCCAGGTGAGGTTTCAAAGATATACGAGGGCGTTCCAAACAGGTCATCTGGGCTGGCATCATCTGCCAGTAAAACGGCCATGCGGCAAAAGAAATCTTTGGACCGCTTTTTCTTGTCCGGTGCCTCCATAACGGACACGCAAAAAAAGTTATTGTCGCCAATCCGTCGATCAATTAAGGATCGGTGCGCGGGCGTATCCATGTACGGGTTACCAGACCAGACGGTGGGTTCGCTCTGATTAGGATCAGATGCAAAACTAGTCGTCCAGCCATAGGTGTCCCGCAACCGCCCATAAGCGGCGCTAAGAAACTCTGAGTTAAGCATAATGATCTCAATGTTGGCGGGGGTGGCCGGAAAGATCGTAGAGGTCGATTCTTATGTTATGTTTTAGGGCAAATTTTAACAGATCATCCCAATAGCGCTGGGGTATCCGGCCTTCTGTGCCGTTACTTGTTGCTGGGATAAGCCAGCGGCTAACGGCTGATTGTGTAATTCCTAACAGCTCGGCTGTACGAGTAACCCCGCCAAGCCTAACCACGATGTTATAGGCGGGTTCGCACCGGCCCTTGATAGATGCCATGTATATTGCTCCTTTTTTGACGACCTTGGAACGTACACGCATCGAATATGATTTCAAGCGAAATAAAAATAAAAAATCATATTGCCTTAGCCGCATGATCGTGTACCTATTGCCCGGTGAGCAGAAGGAACATGCAAATGACAACAGACGAGCAACTAGAAACCTTGTCGGCTTTTTGGCTTGCAGCCAAGGCGGAAGAACAAGCGGCTAACAAAAAACGTATCCGATTTGAGGAAGAAATCCTTGCCATTGTAAGGCCCAATGCAGAGGGCCGTATGAGCCTTAAGCTAGGCAGCGGATACAAACTTACCCTTGATTCCAAGATGATCTACAAGGGCGATTGTGACAAGCTGGAGGCTATGTCTGAGGACTGGCCAGCAGAATACCAGGTTGTCCGCACCAAGAAAGACCTTAACGAAACCAAGCTAAAGGAAATTCGCATGTACCGGCCAGAAGTATGGCTGCGTATGTCGGAAGCCATCACCATGAAACCAGCCAAGGTTTCAGTATCAATCGAAAGGATTGAAGAATAATGGCGTTTGATCTTAAAAGCATCAAGCGAAACGCGACAATCGCCGCCCCTCGCATCATGGTTTATGGTGTCGAGGGGATCGGCAAGACGACGTTTGCTTCCGGTGCACCTGATCCAATTTTTATCCTTACCGAGGATGGTCTTGGGTCACTAGACATTGCCCACTTCCCCTTAGCCGCTAATGCCGAGGACGTTATGGACGCAATCGCTACCCTGTACAGCGAGGAACACGCTTTCCAAACGGTGGTGGTCGATAGCCTGGATTGGCTAGAAGCTATGATCCAGAAGGAAATTGAAGCCAAGTATGACGCCAAAGACCTAGCCTATGGCAAGGGCGCTATTATTGCGGCACAGAAGTGGCGCGATGTTTTGGACGGCCTAAATGCTTTACGTAACGATAAGGGCATGACAGTTATTCTGCTAGCCCATACCGCTATCAAGCGTTTTGACAGTCCAGAGGTTGAACCATACGACCGCTATCAGCCCAAGCTACAGGAGCGTTCCAGTTCCGTTGTACGCGAATGGGCGGATGCCGTGCTGTTTGCCAACTACAAGACCATCGTCAAGAAGGACGATGTTGGGTTCAACAAGACAAGCAACCGGGGAATTTCCACGGGCGAAAGATTGTTGTTTACGAGCGAGCGTCCAGCCTATATGGCCAAGAACCGCTACAGCCTGCCAGACACTATACCAATGATCTGGTCGGAATTTTCAAACTCCATCAAAAAGGGAAGCTAAACCATGGCTAAGGTTCACTTTGATATTTCTACCTACGAAGCGCCTAAGAGCGATTACGATCCATTGCCCAAGGGTGAGTACATGGCAATTGTCACAGAAAGCCAGATGAAAATCACCAAGGCAGGTACGGGCGAATATCTTGCCCTGATTATGCAGATCATTGAAGGCAAACATTCTGGCCGCAAGATTTGGGAAAACCTGAACCTGCATAACCCTAACGAGGTTGCCGAAACTATTGCCCGTGCAAACCTCAAGGCCATTTCGGAAGCTTGCGGCTTTGCGGAACTTGATGACACAGACCAACTTAACGATATTCCGTTTATTCTGGTTCTGGACATTGACCGCAAGGATTCCACCAGGAACCGTGTGATGGGCTACAAGCGCGCGGGGTCTGGGTCCGCACCTTCTGCATCGTCAACGGCGTCAGCGGCTTCCGCTAAGCCTTGGGAGCGCAAGTAAATGAGCAAGCCCGATCAGGTGACGACCGCTAGCCAAATTTTTGGTTGGTATGAGGCCAAGGCCGAAGACTTCCGGGAACACCTTGGTGCGTCCTTGATCGGGCACAACTGCAACCGATACCTATGGCTCAATTTCCGCTGGGCCGTTAAACCGAAATTTGAGGGGCGTATCTTGCGCCTCTTTAATACCGGGCATCGAGAGGAAGCCCGAATCCATGAGGAATTGCGCGGGATTGGCGTAGAGCTTCATGTGGAAGAAAACGGTAAACAGATAACTTGCAGAAATGACTCTGGTCATTTTGGCGGGTCTGTCGATGGCGTAGGAAAAGGTTTTGTCGAAAATCCTAACGTCTGGGCCGTCCTCGAGTGCAAAACCATGGGAGACAAGGCGTTCACCAAGCTATCAGCCTGGTGCGTCGAGACTGAAAAGCCACAACATTTTGCGCAGATGCAGGTCTATATGGGTCTGCTAAAGCTTGACGCGGCCATGTATATCGCGATCAACAAAAATACCGACGCGATTTACACGGAGTGGATCACCGCAGATAATGCGGTGTTTAAGCAATATAATCACCGCGCCAACACAATTGTTGAGGCTAAGACTGCACCACTAAAACTAAGCGATGATCCTACATATTGGGAATGTAAGTTCTGCGATATGTATAGGCTTTGCCACCATGCAGAGCCAGCGCAAGTCAATTGCCGTACCTGTGCCCATTCAACGCCTGTTGCCGACGGCAAATGGCGCTGCGAATTGGCCGATACGTTTTTGACGGGCGCGGATCAGCGCAAGGGTTGCGACCAGCATCTATTGATTCCAGACTTTGTACATGGCGCGGAACCGATAGATGCTGGCGTCAACTTCATCGAATACAAGAACAAAGAAACTGGCGAGATTTTCACCCACGGCAAGAAAGTAACAGCGCCACGGGATAGCCTTGCCAAGCGCCAGGCAGAAGGCCGCAAGCGCGGCTCCAACAATGGAGTGCCTTTTAACGATGAGGTGCCATTTTGAAACTGTATGCAAAGTTTGACAATAATCCGTTTGTTGAAGAAGAACTCAAAATCAAACTTATGACTGATGATTTTGATCTGATTCAAACGAGGTTTACCAATCAACTTAACGAAAAAATAGATGAACTGAAATACGCCAAAAAAACTAACAATGACTTGCGTAATGAGATTGGAAAACTAAAGCAGGAAGTTTTTGACGTAAGAACTGAACTTAGGGTTCTTTTGAAATTCCTTGAAGAAAACAATGTAACCACTTAGGAGAAAACACATGGCTCAATCACTGAATCCTACCTTTAAGAAACTGACCGCTATCGACATTGTAAATGTGTCCGATCTTTTTAAGCAGCATCTTACCGTTACAGGGGATGGCGCTGTTTATGCAGACGGTTGGGACGATGACCGCGTAGCTAAAGAGGCAATTCCCAATTACACCGGGAACGCCCGTGCAGCCGTGGGAAAGTACCGCATTACGCTTGGTTATGGCTTGCTTGCCACCACCAGCAAAAAAACCGTTTCTTCTGAATATGAGGAATTACAAGGGCAAATCTATCGCGTTGCCTTAGCTTTAGAGGACCAATATGAAGAATTTCAAAAACGAATTTTGATGTTGGAAAGGTCTCATTTTGCAATTGCTTCCGCTGAATCGCAATTAAGGCGTATGAACAATGGCTGATCCTATCATAGGCATTGATCCAGGTCTCTCTGGAGCCTTGGCTCTATTGACCGACGATGGATTGGAAATCTTTGATATGCCCACCTTGCAGGACGGCACCAAGCGGCGTGTAGACCATGCTCAGCTTGCGGTTATCTTGGACGTATGGGCCAAACATCAGGGCATCAGGTGCATCATAGAAAAGGTTGCATCTATGCCGGGAAATGGCCACGCCGGGGCGTTTACATTTGGACGCGCTGCCGGGGTGGTTATTGGGGCCGTTGCGGCTAACTTTATTCCGATTGTGGAGGTCACGCCACAAGTCTGGAAAAGAGTTACCAAGACGCCAACTGATAAGGATGGGGCGCGGTTAAGAGCATCTGAACTTATGCCGCGCCAGTCTCACCAATGGCCACTTAAAAAGCATGATGGTAGGGCAGAAGCCGCCATTATCGCTTATTATGGGACGCTTGTTTAAGCATCATCTTGGCTCGTCTTGATACCTCGTCAACGCGCCGTTCCCAGCCCTTGCCGAATGTTCTCCATGTCGGCAAGGCGCTGAGGAAATTTAGACGCGCCTCGCAGTATTTTTCAATTAGGGTTTCCTGATCTTTCTTTAAAATAGCAGCAAGGGTTTTAGGTCCAATTGCCCCGTCCGTGACAATACCGAGGCAAGATTGAAGTACCTTAACCGCCCGCATGGGTCCCGAATTAACTGCAAAGTCGAAAATTGCATAATCAACTCCTTCAGGCAAAACATCGCCAATTACTTTATCCCAGTAATTGTCTTTATAGAAGGGCGTGACGGCCTTGGGCGTCAAGGCTCGCATATCTGCCTCATGGCACGTTTCGCCCGTATACGCCTCCCACGCAGCCTTGGTGACGCCTAAGCAGGTCATACCGCCCGGATCAATCGGATGGTTTACAAAACCGCCCTCAGACTTGAGCAAAAGCCGCAGGGATTCGTCAAAGTTACCGATCATTTTGAAGCAACACCTTTTAGTTTTTCATATGTACGCAGACCGCCCATACCCAACATGCCAAACATGAGTTCCCATAGGCTGCTATCAAGCGAGGGCGGCGTAGGAAGCGCATAATTGACTATTCCCGCTATCCAGACCGCAATGGGCGATAGGGTGTATTGGTACATTAGGGCAATAGCGCAAACCCAACCAATAGCAGGACGCCAACCGGAAACAAATACGCTTGAATTGGACGCTTCAGCCGCATTGACGGTGTTTTGCTGCTGATCCCAAGCCAATAGGGATTCACGCAATGCGGCCTCGGCCTTGATCTTTTCAGCCGGATCGGGGACAAATTTATCTACAATCTTTAAGCCAGCGGCAATTGCATCGCTAACACCAAACGCCATCTTATTCTCCCGACGCATCTATAACCGACTGGCCCCTGAAGTAGGCCACGTTGTCAATGACTTCTACCAGCTCAGGCGGCAATAGCATACCGTTCCTGAATGTCAGGACCGCAAAGCCCGAGCAGTGAGGGTTTGGGTTATTCTCGGCATAATCAAATTGCGGGCCATGCGGATCAGATAAAGTGCCTGTATCAACACCGTACCTACGCCCGTTATAATCGCCCCAAGGCGTTACGATCAGTCTGTGAAGGTGTCCGGTTACGATTGATCGGCCCGACTTCATGGCGTTGTTATACGCAGCATGAGCGCCATTATGGTAACGGTGCTTGACCATCGTATGGTCATTGACGTTAAGGGACCATGCAAAATTCCATGCATGGAAGCGCTCGTCTAGCCTTTGAACGACCCCCTCAAAGCCAGGAACAGACATACAAAGAGTACGGTCAAGCCGCATGTCGTGATTGCCAACATTCCAGAACAGGTCCGCCTTTGTCTTGGACGCCATAACGATTTCGTGCAATCGCTCATCGCAAATTTCAAGTTCCTCCTTAACGGAAGGCAGCTTGGACCACCCAAGAGGTGGATGACGGCTAACACCTGCGCCATCGAATATGTCGCCATTGGCGATAATGACCTTGGGATTAAGTTCTTTGACCAATTCCACCAAGGCCATATTGGCTACGGTTTGATCGTGATCTGGCCAGAAATGCGCGTCTGAAAAAACAATAATGACACCGTTGTCAATGCTGTAATCATTCTGGCGAGAATAGGCGCGGCCAACGTCTGTACGCCATGTTTTGTCTTGGC